ATGGTCTCGTCCTGTTCACCAACCCATTCGCGGTACATGGCGGCACCGGCAATCTCCTTCTTGGCCCAATCAGATGCCGTGTGATGGGACATCTCCCCGACGTTTAACGGGTGGACCTGAAACTGCACCGGACCCCATTGAAACAATACCCAGTTGGACATTACGCCGCTCCAATATCACTGTAAGAGTTCCAGCGGGCCTCCCGCACCTCGCGGTCGGCGGCCCGTCGCATTGACGACCGGGCAAACTGCACCTCGTTGTCGTTGACCTTGAGATTGACCTGCATCTGTTGGTCTCTGGAGGATCGCGACGGCAATGGTTGGTCTTCTGTCGGTGCCGGCTGCCGCAATGGTTGAACATTACGTGCCGCACTCCCGGCGTAAATATCCTCTGCCGACACCGCACCTTGACCCTTTGGCTGGTCATCAACGGCCCCCGCTGGTTTTTCCCTTGGAATGGCACGGCGGTATTCGTACTCTCCGTCATAGCGATTTTGATTGACGATACCCTTACCCTGATTGCCGCCGACCCGTTGCACCGTCTTGTCGCCAACCTTGCCAACCAAGGCGACGTGACTACCCGTCTGCCCCGGCACAGCCGGACCACCGTAGCGGCTGCGCGTCCTCACCATGACGTCGCCCTCTTGGACGTCTTTAGGATCGACGTGCCGTCCATACTTCAACCAGTTGGAAGCAACGGCCGCATCTTTTGGAGGCACACCACCCCCTTGCTTGACCACCGAGGCCGTGAACTCTCCACACCACGCGCCGGCTTTGGGATAACCCTTCGACCGCATGAAGTTCTGTACGTCAGCAGACCCACCACCCTGCAACGCCAACGCCCGAGCTTGATCCATTACATTGGAGGGTACCCGGCCAGTGTCGGCCATTGAACCAGTGGCTTGCTCTCCGCCAGGAATTTTAACGTTGGGGTCAGTACTGGCGACCTGCGGATTGGCAGCGTCCTGCTGCTTCATGCGGTTCATCCACGCCGCATGCTTATTGACGTTGCCTTGACCGCTTACACGACCGGGACGGAAGAACGATTCCCCATTAAATTCCTTAGTGAACTCCATCTCGTTATTGGCTTTGCGCTTACGCGCCAAACCTTGTGAAGCATTGTCAGTGGCATAATCCGTGGTGTTGCTACCGGCCAGTGCACCTTCAAGAGATTTGTTCAATACAGCGGCGTGCTCTTTGTTCTCCAGAGCACCTTTGCCCATATTGCCTTGTTCGTAATACCCGCCTTCCCCGGTCCATTTTGCCTGCGCTGCCAGCGACGTGCCTTTCATCGAAGCACGGTTCATCATACTTTCAATAACAGCCTGCGTACCGCCGGCATTTTTGCCCTGTTCGTTGGCGGCTATGCGCAAGACCTTTTCTTTCAATGCCGGGTTAGCATCCATCTCGGCTTTGAATTTGGCGCGGTCAGTAGCCAGCGCCCCGGTGCCCTGAGCGTTGGACACGGTTTGATTAGACGTCTCGGCGGGCGGAGTCTCTGTGCCACCGCCACCACCGCCCCCTCCTCCTCCGCCACCGCCACCGCCACCGCCACCGCCACCGCTGGCATTAGGCGACGGTCCCATGCCTTGACCGCCACCGTAGCCGGTGCCACCACCGTAGCCACCGGGTCCGGCTGTCTGGTTGCCACCACCGCCACCACCGGGTCCGTTAGCGGCATAACTACCGTTGCCCAGCGACGCATTCCAGACACGGGCCTCGGTGCTGTCCTCGAGGGTCAGCGACATCTTTTTAATGTTGCCGTTCAATTCCTCGTAACGCTGCAGACCCTTGCGCATCAACTCTTCTTGGGTTTTCCTCTGACCCTTTTCCGTCTCCGATTCCTTGACCCGGTTCTGACCGGTCTCGCGTAACGCTTCGGCGTCCTTCAACGCTTTCTCGAATTGTTCCGGTGTTAGTTCCGGCTTGCGGTCGCCCTTAAACCTGTCGCCAAAATCCGGCGTACCAATACGCAAGGAGGATTCACCCTTCTTGCCCCACATCATATCGTCCAGCTCGTCGAGAGTGTGCGGTATAGCGTCCGGCTTCTTGCCCTTGTTGAACAGAAAATTCCACAACTCGGTCGCGGTTTTAATCTCCTTAATCAACATCTGAATTTGCGTGGTCACCCACTGGATGGCGGTCGTCGCCCCAATCTCGTGCAGCAGCTGCCCGAACTCATGGCCCAATAGGTCAAGACTGATAAGCATCTTGTCAATCTTGGCCTGCGGTCCATCCATGATGTTTTTGAAAGCATCAGCCGCACGTCCTTGTGAATGGGAAATGTCGTCAATACGCTTATGCATCTTGTCATAGTCGGCCAGCAGGACGCGGATAGCGGCCCGCTCCTTCAGTCCGATCTTGTTCAAGATGGCGTCACGGTTTTTACTTTGGGCAATCAGTCCAATATAAACACCGAGCACGTCCTCGCCGGCCGCCTGTGCTCCACGTAAATGTTTCTGCAAACCCTCGACCGTCTCGAAACCCAACTGGGTCGACATTTCTCCAGACGACATGGTCTCGAAGATACGACTCAACACCTCGGCCGACTTGCCGGTGTTGCCTGTCACCTTCTGCAACGAACCCATAAAAGCGACGGTACGGTTGATGGCGTCGGCCCCGGTGTAACCCCACTCCGCCATCGACTCGGTGAGTTTCGGGGCGGACTTGGACAGCTCATCCGCGCTCAGTCGCAACTCTTGAACACCATAGGTCATGGCCTCGAGAGCCTTGTCGACATCCTCTGCCGGCATTTTCAGGTTGCGCATCATGTCGCCAACACCGCGACTGAGCGCAACGATGTCCATGTGGGAACCCTTGGCGGCCTTCGCTATCTTGGGAAACACCTTTTCGGTGTCGGCCATGGACAACCCAGCGGCGTCCTTCAATTCGTTGAACCCTTCAATCAACGGGTCCATCGCTGTCGCTGTTTCCAACGACAGTCTCTTCAGGGAATCCGTTACCCCGTCAATCTCCTTGCTGGTTGCCCCGGTGTCGTTCTGTAGGTACCGCATCCGCTGGTTGGTGGCGGCGAACCCAAGGAAAGATCTTCGGGCGGCCTCGGCGGCGGCGGCGACACTCAGATAGCGACCGGCCATGGAGGCCAGCGCCGAGGTACCACTATCAATGCCGCTAGTAAGCTTGCCAAAGGACGAGGCGCCCTTGCTACCCATATCGACAATGTTCTGGGTGACACCTTTGGTGCCCTTGGAAAAATCAAGTTGTCGCCGGGCGTACTCATCCAGGCTTATGCCGAGGCGCTTGGCACTGGCCGTGGCACTGCGTTCCCAATCGGTACCGGCCGCTTTCATCGCCCCATACGACTTCACAGCCTGATCAGACATTTTCTTAACGTTACCGGCAGCGGACCTCAGCCCTGCCGGCGTGTTGTCTTCTACCGTTAAACGGATTTTACTTTCTTGGTCAGGCATTACGGTTCTTCACCCATGTCAAAACCAGTTTCGATAGAGGGAGGCAACGGTACACCCGGCCCAGTCATTCCCGAACCGTCTCCACCGTCAATTGTTTGCAGCACCCGTTGGGTGGCTTCGAAAGCGTCATTGGCACCCTGTTGCGCTTCCGCCTTGTCTTTCTCGGTTTGTTTTTGTGGTACACGTCCAACTTCAATGTCGTTGCGGAGTTCCTGCGTCAGCAATGACATGAAGGCTTCCGTGACACGGTCAGCGTCCGGGTATCTCAACTCACGGATGACGGCCTCTTCCACACCGGCCAACTCGGTCATGAACTCGATCATGTTTTTCCAGTGGCCTTCATTCCACAGGAGCACATGACCGAGCTTGAGAGGACTGAACGTGATTGTCGCAATCGTCTGCTTCTTAAATTCAAACGGGATGTAAAGGTCGACAGCCCGTCCGCCGTTTTTGTCGTTCTTAATCATTTGTGATACCAGATGGCGATTACATGTTCCCCCTTTTCCACCCTCTGGTCGACATTCTCAATGTCTTCGGCGTCGCCGGCCCCGTCTTGGTCGGCGACGACCACACGTTTGTTCTGGTCATGGTGCATCAAAACCTTAACCAACTCCTCCACCGTCATACCAAGACACCCGGAATGTGGAGCAGGTCAACCATCTCTTTGTTCTGGTCAACCTTGTCGACGCGACGCTCCGAGGTGAAGAAATCCCAGAAGTAGATTTCCCGCATCTGGGTACCCGACTTTTCCTGCATCCACAGTTCGTAATGCACGATGGACTTGATGGAGTACTCGTGCGCCATCAAGTTGCCTTTGCTGAAGGCCGTTGGGTTGACGCGACCAAGTCGACCCTGAAACTTGGCGTAAGCGCCGAGGGCGCTGCCCAAGCGACGGTCGCGAATCAAACCGTACGCCGTGAACTGATGGTAGCGAAATTCTTCGCGACCAAAGTACACCATCACGTCCGGGTCCCAACCCGCCAAGTTAAAGGTGGCCTCGAGCTTGTTGATGTGGGTATTGATCTCGATACCCACCGAGGCACCGGCGGCGTTGTGGTCGACGTAACTTTCTTCAAGTCCCGGCAACTTGAGTTCCTGCAACACCAGATGCGTGGTAATACCGGGAGCGGTCTTGTTCCCGGAATTGCCACAAATCATGTTGGCACTTTCCATCGTATAAATATTGCTAGCACTTGCGACCATGTTCTAAATCCTTTTCTCGTGTGCGTTGAATAGGTTTGAATGGTGGACGCTTACAGTCGTCCCGACAGTTTGAAGCACGTCAGTTCGTGCTACCACCCAAAGGGTTTTAGACCGACGACAGGTTAAGTTGGGATGCGAGGTCGGAGACCATGGCGTCGATGGCCTCGCGGTAACGAGCCGACTCAATGGTCAGGTGCTTGAGGACCGGCGGTTCTTCCGCCTTGAATCCAACGGTCAGATGACCAAGCCGAATCTGTTCGGGGGAATTACCGTCCGAACGGAAGGTGCAGGCATAACCGAGGATGTGCTGGTCGGCGTGCAAGTCGCGCAGGAAGTATTCCATCGTCTGCACGATGGCCACCACCGTATGACCGATGATGTTGTAGCGACCCAGATACCAACGCAGTGTCTTGAGCATTCCGAGATGAATGTAATCTCGTCCACGCATGACGTTGTACATCTGCCAAATCGGATCTTCACCGGCGTTGTCGGTAGAGATCAAGACGAACCCTCCCGACGCAATGGCGAAGTCGTCACCAACCTCGCCACGTACCAGCACACCAATGTTGGCGCCCAAAAGTTCTTGCGCCTCGTTGGCCGAATCGGTCAGACTGAAACCAATTTCCCGGTTCGGGGAAATGATTCCCTGCACCGGTTGGTTGGCCGCCGAGTGGAACGGTGCTCCCTTCTCGTGGTCACGACGCACCAAGATGCCGGCCATGCGAGACGCCAACGGGCGAATCACAATGTACGACGTCACCGGGTCCATCACCCGGCAACCACCGCTGATCGGAATCAGACGCTGCGACTGCATCGTCTCACGCCAGTCAATGTCGTTTTGCATCGACGAACCCGCCGACTCGACAATCATGTGACCCATCAGCTGGTTGAGAATCGACGTCGCGCCGGCAACAATGGGGTTGGCCCCGGTAACGAGGGCGCAAGTATAAGTCGCCGTCGTACCGACGTCTTCCCATGTCACGGTGAACGTCGCCCCAACGCCGGCACCGGACGTGCGGATAACGTCCTGCGGTGTCGTCGGCGCTACCTCGGTGCCGACGATGAAGCCGGCAGTCGTAACGTTGGCGGCTGTGATACCACCCCCGGCATCCACGGTAACCACAATGGCAACAATGCCATTGTCGAGAATAATTTCTTCCGACGCTTGGTAACCGGTACCGGGAGCCACAGGGACCAAAGACGCGGCACTGTAACCCGGCGGCGGGGCCTCGATGGTCGGAGGCGTGTCGTACCACGCCCCCGGCATTTCCAGCTCGACCGGACCGAGCATGCCGTTGCTCTGTCCATAAGCGTGACCCGTAGCCTGCACGGCGTTGGGACCACCGCCGGAGAACTCCACCGGGTAAAGATGGTCAACCACATAACCCACACCCGGCACAACGCGGGTAACCGCCCCGCACCCGTTGGCCATCTGGGAAGTGTAACCCGGCGCAATAATGATGCGTGGCGTAAACCCGAGTTTCTGAGCCGACTTGAGGAACGCCCACATGCCAGTGCCAGCGATGCTGTCGCCGGCAATGTGGGAGATGGTCTGCTGTAGTTTGATCGTCGGGTCGACGTCGGTACCTTCCGGCGTACGGATGATGACGACACGGGCGGCAAACTGGGTCTCACCCAGTTGGTCGTTGATACCCCGAATGGCATCCGACAGGTAACCGGCCTCGCCAAGCTTCTTGGTCTTGCTGGAGTCGTTCGAATTGATAAACACCGGCGTATCATACGGAAAGACCGTGGCATCGGCGAGGGGTGCCGGACCAATGAGGCCGATGGTGGAGAGGTCGGCGCCAATTACGGGACGGGCTTCCTCGTCGACTCTACGAATACTAATGCCAAAGACTGGATCAGACATCTTGTTCTCCTTGTTTGAAGGGGTGAAGGGGTTTTCAGATCACGTGGGCAGGCGTCATTATCTCAAGGGCCTTTATTGTCAGTGCGTGCATTCTCACTGACATTAACAACACGGGTTCAGCGACCGCCGCTGATGGCGCCGAGAAAATGCGGAACTCCCGGACGTAATCTCCGATGAGTTGGTCTTGCACGATGGGAGTAATCACGACCGATCCGACCGGGTTGCACTCCATCGCCGTCGTCAGCATTTGCAATGGCGACTGCGGGTTGACGGAATGGGCCGGCGGAATTGGTGTGGTCTGTCTTCCTTCGAAGAACGCTACGTCTGCCATGTTTTCTCCTGTTACTGTAGTGCCTTGATGACGTATGTTGATATGCCGGCGATGCGCCGGATCGAAATGATAAAGATGTGGCCATTGGTCGTGGTCAACAAATCTCCGGTGTTTTGCCCAACCGTAAATCCACTGAACGCGATTGCACCGGCACTGGCCGCATTAACGACCATAAGATCAACTGCACAATCCAGCGCGGGTGCTGTGATAGTAAACGTGCCGCTATTGCCAATACTTTGATAATTGCCAAGTAACGCATCAACTCGAATGTTACCTGCCGGCGGCACAAACACAGTGAAGTTGAATCCGCCCGTTGTAGTTTGTCCGCCAGTGACAGAAAGTTTTGTGGCCCCCATACTGGCTACCGTATCATCGACGTATTTTTTAGTCGATGCCATTAACGGTTGCGATGGAGGGCCGGCTAGATACAGAGGGCCAGTCATTGCCGCACCAGACGACGACATCGAGTCCCGCAGGTACTCGTTCATTCTGGCGCGAGCCCATCCCGTGGTGGCTAGCATAGTGTCGTTGGAATTGGGCACCGGGTGAACACCCGGCTGCGCTGCAGTGAACGGCGTGGTACCATCCTTGCGGACGTAGTTGAAAAGATCGACGCCGGATGCCTGCAGCGCGTCGGCGACAGCGAGAATTTCCGCGTGCTTCGCTCTGACTTCAATAGTGTCGGCCGCCACCTCGTCCCGCCACGGTCCTACTTCGTCATGGTACAACTTGGTTGAGTCTGCCATGCCGGGCGTCGACGACACCACCCAATCGTCGAACGGTCCATAGTTGCCATGCAGTGCGGTGATTGTAACCTCAAGAATGCCGAGCGCCTGATCGTATGACGTCGTGCGCGCAATGGCATAGTCGTCCGGCGAGTGCTCAATAATCAGATATGGCGACGGCGTGAAGGTATCTTGCTGCACACCTGGCTTGATCGGAAACGTCATGTCCCCCATCACCAACGTATACAGGCCGTCGATGGGCGCCAATAGAAATCCCATCTTGGCGACTTCAAGAATGTCTTTGGTCGCCGGGATCAGAATCTCGTTCATCCGCAACAATGCCGCGGCACGAATTTCCTCGTTGATCCCGGCAAGGATGTCCTGCGTCCCTTCCAGATTCTGAAAGCGACCTTCCAGCGAAGGCAACAACCGCTTCATGTACGGAAGCAGCTGCGTGCCGGGCTTTAGCTCGAACTCTTCGTCCAGCCGCTTCAATGCCATTTGGGCTACGCCTTCTTCTTTGCCTTGGTCGCCTCTGACGCCGCGCCGCTCGGTACCACGTCCGGGTCAACCGGTGTGGCGCCAAGTTCAACAGCGTCAAGGATGCACGGCTGCACCGCTGGGTCGAGGCACGTCTCGCCGGTCATCTGGTACGACTTTGCCGGAGACAATGCACGACCGGCAAACATACAAGCCTTACCTAGTATGACTTGATAGACCATGCCCGCCGTGAAGGTGGGCAGTGCCCTACCACCCTTTTTCGGAAGTTCGGGCGGTGAGTCTTTTGACGGTGACGATGGTCCACCAATATTAATGATGCGGTCATCGACCCACTCACCCTTGCGTACCTCCCGACGCGATCCCTTGCCGTCGTGAGGGGCGAGCGGCATGGGTCCGTTCGGGATTCCCGGGTTAAGCCGGGCACGTGCAGCGGCCACCGCACTTTCGTCCATCGGCATATTGACGTTTCGATTCGGGTATTGTTCCGTGGCCATTGAAGAAATCTCCTTGTGTTGGTTTACGCGATAGCAATGTCGACACGCTCGCCCACCAAGAAGCAGGCGTTGACGTTGTCGGTAGTGCCCTCCATCCGAATCTTGTACGCCGTGATAGCGGTGCCACCGAGTGCCGCCAGATTCCACGTACACGAACGAAGCAGCACTGTCGGATCATCCGGGTCGACTTCGTCCTGAATCAACGACGGCGGCTGCACGTTGACGTAACCGGCTCCGGTCAGCAGTCGAGGCAGGAAGGTATGGTACGGCGTACCGCGCCACGACTCCAAACGGAAGTCGCAGTAAACGGTCGTCACCGGGCCGGGCGTCGTCCGCGCAATAGAGATATGGCGGAAGTCGGAACGTGGTCGATGCGTCAATGAACGCGAATTGGACGCCACACCAAAGCCCGGCATTTCGTCGGTCGTGCCAAGCAGCGTGACACGGAACGGCAACAGCGGTGGCAGGGCGACCAGCGGGTTGGTGTCGTAATAACCCAGTGGCACCCACGCACCATTGACTTGCACCTCGAAGTTGATTGCCGTGCCCGGCGGTCGCGTCGAGTCGAAGTTGAGGTCGATGGCCGAGATACCTCCGTTCAATTCCAGCGACAGCAATTGCGTTGTACACTGGGTAGTACGGAATTTTGCGAAGTACAGGCGGAAGGCCAAGTCCTTTGTGAGATCGCCAACCGACCATGCTCCATCGGAAGACTGGAACATCGAGCCCTGTGCAAACTTGTTGTTATGCACAAGCGATACAAAGTGATTGCCGGGTGTCTGCAGAATGAAAGCGTAGCGGCCACCCTTCGCCAGATAGGTTGGCAGGAAATCAAACTTGGTGGCATTCGGTGCCGCACGCAGCCGGTCCGCCGTCAAGGTTGAACGGGCAATCGTACGCTGGTAGTTCGGGGCGCCCGCCTCGTTACATTCGCAAATGAGGCAGTGGACGTCGCCGGTCGTGGCAATACGACTGAAGAAAATATCGACACCCGTAAGCCAGCCACCCTGCGAGTTGAGATAGGTCTGCGAGATGATTGACCCCGACAACCCTTCAACAGTAATGACCTGCCGCCAGTAATAGGAATCCACGATCTCGTCGACCCAGAACTGTACCAGCCGCAGCACGGTGTGGTTCGGGTTGTCCATGACATCCAGGATCTGAAACGTCTCGGTGCCGCGGGTCAGGATGTTGCGAACCGGGTCGTAAATCAAATCGGTGTTTGGCGTGTAACCACCGACAGCCGCCGGCGGCATGCCGACGTTGGTGCCGTAGTCATGACCGGCTGGAGCAAACCACCATACGCCGTTGGTGCAGACCACCATTGGCGTGCCCCAACGGATGCGGGTACGGGTCTTGGCGCACAGCTCCCAAGAGATCGTCTGGTACTGATACTGCGAGATCGACATCTCGGAGTCGTTACCTTCGACCGCGATGCGCACGACTTGGTCATATACCGGCAGTACGAAATTGGATTGGTTGATAACCGCCGGGTCCATCGGATTAAGCAGGGAGAATTGGGCGTCGCGTTCCGCAGCGTTCGGAAAGCGTACGCCCTCTTCAACCTTGGCAAGATAATCGACATGCAGGATGTCGCTCTCGTCATTGGTCAGGAAGTGATCTGCGCCCCACATTGAATAGGTGTCGGGTAGCCCAACCTTCTCCTTCACGCGCGCAACGTCGGCGGCGATCTTCAACACGAACTTCATCGACGCGGTGCCGTTGAGTCGTGCCGCCAGCGCCGCCATGTCGGTTGCCAGCGTGTCGAGACGTGATGCGGTCTGCGCCCGCCACGCATCCATCTCGTTGAGACGGTCGTCAAGGTTGGAAACGTTAGGGGCGCGGTTCTCGTCCACCATGGTAATGGAAACGATTCCAGTGGAATCGAGTAGAATCCACGCCACCACCAACGTATTGGATGCGATGGAGGGGTGCTGGGGATCGGGACCTTCGGCGCCGACCACCGTCGAGATGTTGGCCCAGCGACGGGACTCGGTGGAGACCACGCGCGCGACCGTGGCACGGGTAACCGGGTCAGTCAGAAAGGTTCTCGGCTCGGTGTCGGTCTCAATTTCCTGGCCCCACACCACCACGCCGACATACCGGCGCGTGACCACCGGCAACACACCAAGCAGGTCGAGTGACGCACCGCCCTCGCTGTCATTGTAGAAGACAAGACCGCCATGGAAAAGACGACCGTTGCCAACCGTCACCACGGCGGGTGCAGACTGCACCGTCGTGAAACCGGTATAGGCCATGCCGGGGATAATAGTGTCCGCGACAATGTGGTCGAAGGACGCACGAGGAAACAGACCAAAGTTGTTGAAGTCTTCGACCGTGACCTTCTGCCAATCTTGAATATTTACTTTTCGTTCCATGCTGCCTCTCCTAGAGCAAGTTGATCACTTGCTGATCCACGGTTGTTTCGGTGTAAGCGCGTTCACGTAATTCGATCAGGCGCGTCGGGTCATATGCGACGCGCACACGATCTCTCAGTGCCTGCGAAGTAACCACGGCGCGGTTACTGCGGTCAAAGTCCCGCAGGTCAACAACGCTCGCGAAGTAATTGTCGTCAGTAACAAAGCCCTCGTCGCCGAACCAACTCCAAACCTCGTCCTCGGTGTTCATGTCAATCATCAAGTCGGCGGTGTAGGACGGCCACGAAACATAATCCACACCGACGTAAGAAATACCGCCCGTGATGGTACCGACGATTGCTGGGTCATACAGGAAGACACGGTCCGCCAGCATGCGTGCAGCATCGTACCCGGCATCGGCGTAGTAGACGAGAGGCACTGGCGGCACCGGATAAGGGAGAGTGTTCGGCGGTGTCGGCGGAAGAACTATTGGATGTTCCGGTCGTGGGATAGTGTCCGGCAGCGTATGGTCCGGGTGCGGCAAATCACTTGGCGATGTGATGTTGCGAGAGTCGCTCCAGTCGCCAACAAAGTAAAACGAATTGCCCCAACCGATATCGCTGACACGTTCATACCTGACGTCAATCGGGTCGAGACCCGGCAACACGGTGTCAAGGTGCAACGCCGATTGTTCGTGGTCGTATGATCCGTCGATGCGAACCGTTACCAGTTTTGGCACCACGGTCTCGGCACAAACGAATTGCTCGTCGTTGACGAAGTCACCTTGTATGAAGGCTGGGCCGGCAAGACCGGGCAAGGAGATCCGTTCAAAGTCTACCGACGTGACACCGTTGATCTCTTTGGTGAACGTGTAAATTTGCAACGGGATGTCTTTGCCCCGGATACGGAGAAACGCCTTGCGACCGTGCAATGCCTCGCCGTCGTCGAGCCCGACGAAATCGTTGACGCCACCCTGTCCGACGTACAGGACATCGACACCATCCCAGCCGATGCCCTCGTAGAAGGTAATCCTGACCTCTGGCAACAAGTGTATCCAGAAATCGAAAGCCTCCTTCGACATCGACGGCGAGGCGAAGAACGCCTGCGGCGGACGCAGTGCCTGCGTTACCTCATACCCGCCGGTGAAGTCGCGCCCGGTAAAGTCGAGCGCCATTTCAATTCCGGCCTGTGTACCTCGCAGGGATTTGTATTCGAACTGACGTGCCGTCCATTCCCGTTGCGTGGATTCCGACCACCCGTCCTCCCACAACAACGCCCCCATGGCGTAGGCGAGATGAGGCAGGTTGTTGAAACTAATCTTGTACGGGTCCCATTGGTCTTTAATGATCTCGGCATAGGTACCAATCAAACGCTCGCCGTCAACATCGGCCATCGCTTTCTCGAGGCCGGAAGCAGAACGGTACAGTAACTTGGCGCCTGGCGCTTTGATGATACCTTCTGTAACGATATCATTCATGTCATGCGGCCCGACAATGTAACAGTAATGGAGTCGACCACGACAACCCAATCCATTGGGACGAACACGTCTTTCACCGGCTCGAGGATATCGACGTGGTGAACACCGGTCGTAGAACAGGCGGCGTGAATCGCCATAAGGCTGTGGTCATGTCCAAGCCAGTACTGATCAACCACCAATTTTTCCAAACTGGTTCTGATTTTTGCAAGCGTCTGGTCACCTAGTGCTCCAGGATATAGCCAGACACCGACGTTATAATTGATGTGCATTACTTTCGGAGGGTTGACGGAGATCACATCCGTCAACCCTTGACGGGACAACGAACCAATATAGGCCCGGATACCAATCAGCTGTTCGTCACTGGGTGCCGGTTCCGCCGGTAGGTCCATCAAACAAGTAATTAGAATCGTCGGGTAGTAGTCATGCATCACGACACGGATGGCTGTTACGTCCCGCAATTCCGGCAGGGCGGTCAAGGCCCAGAACTCGTACGCCTCCGCTGTACCAAACGGCGATAGTGTATTCGGCGACAACCAAATGCGCCGACGATAACGGTCGTCGCTCTCGTTCGGCAGTCGCGGCACACCACCGGGATATCTTGTCGCGATGGCGTCCAAGTCGGTACCGATGGCATAAGCCAACGTTACCGAACGGGCCGCCTGATTGACACGGTCTCGCAGGAGCAGTTCGAAAAAAGTACACGCTTCCTGATTGATCTTGATGGGATCGAATTCAAGGTTCTCGACGTCGTACTGGGCGGCCGATGGCGGGTCGTACTGCGCCCACAACGTCTTGAGCCGCTGCATACGGTCGCTTAATATTTGTTCGGAATCGATTGTCTCCAGCACAACCATGCGCTGGAGATAGTCCGGGTTAAGGACCGAAATCCTTTCCGCAAGTCGTTCCGAAAGGCTGTTGTCCGCCATTTATAATCTCCCGCCCGGTGTCACACCTTCACCGTAAGCCGGAGCGCCGGCGACGGTTCCCTGCTGACGTTCCCAAATATTGTAACCGCGACTGACCAACCCGAGGGTGCGGCGCTCTTCCGGGGAATCGTTACCAAGGTGAGCCCGTGGGCGATACACGCCATCCGACGCCATCGACAATCGCCCCGTCCGTAATTCCTCGGCAGAGGTCAACAACGACCCGTCCTCTCGTCTACCGATACGTACCTTCTGAATACGGTAGTTCGGTTCCCAGAGGTCGAGCCCTGTCGCTATCGCCCAGTAGAACCGGGCGATAGTGTTCGGGGTTGCGTTCTCGCCAATCAAGTGCGGGACAAACGACCCGCACCAACGTCGCAGCACACGCTCATGGTAGCGCGTGGAAAAAATCAGCAGTATCGATTGAATGACATGATTCCAACCGGTCAGCACTTTGCCGGTAGTACGGTCCATGCCAATACGTACTGGGTTGAGGACGATGTAGCCGTTCCGAAGATCCGGCCACATGTCCAAGTTGGGATCATATACGTAAGTCATTCAATCACATCTTGGGCGGAGGGGGAGGTGTCGTTGCCGGTGTCGACTGACCGAGTTTTAGTTCCGGCTTTTTCTTGCCGTTCTTCTTACCATCCTGGCGCTTCTTGCGTTGTGCGATCAGGGGTTGAAGGGCGAAGGCCGGGGCGCCGGACTGTGAAGCCTTGGCGTATTTCGGAAGCCGCGGCAAATCGGTGTTGTTGTTCTCACTGCGTCCGCGAGTGATCTGGGCAATCAATTTTTTGCCGGCCCCACTGACGTCGCCGAACGGCTTGTCGCCGAGCAGTCCCTGATCAATCCAGTATTGAACCATGGGGAGCGTCGCAAGTACGAACTTGCCCTTGTCGTCTTCCTTGACTTGCAAACCGCCAAGGGTATCGGGAACATTGGGATCATAGATGTAGTAGGGTCGCAAAGCCATTTGGTGGTGTGCCATACGTACTCTCCTTTGGTTATTTGTCGTCGTTCTTTATTGGGTCCTTACCCAAGATGGGAGGTTGCGAGAAAATGATCTTGCCCTTCTTGACCACTACCCAGTCGCTTCCGGCACGCAGCTTGGCACCTTCCTTGTGTGCCGCTACGCGGACGTCTTTGCCGACGCGGTGAGTGATACCGCCGTCCTTATTCATCCGGCTCTTCATCACCGCCTTGTCACCGCCGGTGTGGCCTTCCTTCTTCTGCTGTTGACCACCACCACCGCCGCCACTTTGACCACCGGACGATTCGTTCTTGCTGTCGTCCGGTTGCAGCCAATGGTCGTGCCCTTCCTTGGTGACCTTGCCGCGGTAGTCTTCTTGTTGATACGACTCTTCGTCCTGTCCGCTGTCGTCGGCGTGCTCGGGACGTTTGAAATCCTTGTTGGGGGCAAACGGTGTAATCAACCCTTGACGGATATCACCACCGGGACACAGCATAGAAAGCGTCTGACCCTTCTTGTAGAATCGGGCCTCGGTCGCACCGCCGCGATGGTTGGAGGTGTTAAGCCAAGGCGACAGGATTTCCTTGCCGTCCTCGTCCTTGCCGATGACCATCCGCAACTTGTCTTTCTTGACTTCGTGAACGGTACCGGTCTGAAACATGTTGGTCATCTGCCGTTTCATTTCCGACACTTGTCTAATCAGACGTTGGTAATCTTCACTCATGGGCTACCCCAACTCTATTTTGATATCCCGCGCGGTGCGGTCCAAAATCTTCTGGGCCAGTTGCCGCAGCGTCTGCCGTTCGTCCATTTGACCCGTGCCGCCCATACGCTGTTGGGCGCTGGTGCCGCTGGTGCTGGTCATGGTAAGCGGCAGACGTTTACCCTTCTGCACATACGGCATGATGACACAACGGCAGTGCGGGTGCTTTGGTACGTGTTCCATCGCAACCTCGATTGGCATTGGTCCAGCGGCCGCCAGTTCCTCACAATCCATACAGACCAACTCATCCTGTCTGGAGACGACGATGACCAATGCGCCGGGTTGGTGTTTGCCAAAGTCCTTACTTTCGCGGCCACCCTCCACGCCACGCGCACCGGTCTTGGTAAGGTTGGGGTCAATTGAAATTTCGTAATTCGGGTTACCTCGAGTCGCCCGGTGTACAGACATTAACCCGCGCACCTGTTCGATCTCCAACCCGGTATCCTTGGCAATGCTGGTCGCCAACACGGCAACCAAGCCGTCACCAACTTCGTTAAGTGATACGGTGATGGCCGCTTGAGTTACCCGTTGGACATTGTTGATGCGTCGAATGGTGTCCTCTAATGCCGACGTATCAACTTGGACGGTTACAGACATTTAGGTTACGTCACCTTCCGAGACCACCTTGTCTTTCGGTTCTTTGATCTTGGTCGTGGCGACGTTTGTTTCAACACTGATATCGTCGATCAGCCCGACGTCCGGGTTATGTTCCATGTCTACATCGTCCGCACTAATCTTACGGAGGATCGGCGCTTCACCTTTGGTGTCGGTCAAGTCGTCGCCGCTTTGTGTGGTCATCGGCACCATACCAAAGGCAAGCGGTGCAAGCCCGATGGCGCGCAAGCCAAGTCTTCTCACGCCAAGCGTGGCCTGCACCTGCTCCCATTCCGGCGCTATCGTTTCGTTGACTAACGCCGCACAGATTTCACCAATGTGACTCATGTTGGCCTCCGGGTTGTTCTCGGCCACGGTGATGAATTGTCGAATGGGATGGTCCGCCGGTACGGGAACTCCATAAGGTATGTCGGATATAACGTCGCAAATGATTCCGAGTTGGCGGGCCGCCCAGCGGCGATCCCGTTCAGCCGACGCACCACGCACACCGTTGACCCGGTTGATGGTGATTATAAAACACTTCAGTAATTCCGCCCAATCGGATTGCGGGTCACCAAACAATGCCGCGAGGGCTTGGTTCTCCACCATGTCGAGAGCCAGCTCCATGCCCTCGTCGGTCAATGGTGTTTTAATTTGTGTGCCACCGGTCGCACCCTCGACCTTGGAGGCAACACCGATCTCCAGCACCAGATTCATTTCCCGCCGCGAAGCGACTAGGTCCGTGCCCTCTATATTGAGACGGTTGTCGGCGTCGGTGTACACGACGATATAAGGCTTGGCCCCGGAATCTATCGTCAGTGCCATTGATAGTGGAGTGTTGTCGGAATCGAAAACCCGGCCGTCCGCCCAAGTCTTTCCCCGCAACGCCGCCACTGCGCACAGTCTGGTCAGCATACGGATAATGCTCATGCGCTCTGGCTTTCAAATATTTCTATTTGTTTTTTGAACATCTTCACGATGCGCTCGCGGTCCGCGCCATTGGACACGTAATTGCACAGCCCTGATTTATCGTCGTACGGATACAGCAATAAAACAAAACCACTCTTGCGCGGTACCTCGTTATCGGTCCCATTAAGAACTTGGTCGAGTGACTCCGCCAGAGTCCTCAACGCATCCTTCATGGTCATCCCGTTTTCAGTCGTCATCCAACACCCTCAAAAGGTTTATGTCGGGACGGCCGCCGGGGTCGGCGTAAACGTGACTTACTTCATAGACCTCATCGCGTTCCGTGAACGTGACCCTGTCACCCTTACGCAAGTCGCATTGGTCGACCGGCTCACAACGAATGGACAACGTGGTGCCCACGGTGGATTGCTTGTGCGAGAAACCGGCGCCGGACTCCTGTGCCGCCCCTCGGGTCTGATCGTAGATACCAACCGCTATAATCGTCGGGCGGGAATCATCGACGACACTTTCGCGGGTACCTGCACCAACCGGCTTCATGGGTTGCAACACCACCTGCTCGCCGAAGACGGCGTCACAGCGAAGGTCGATCGGTTTGGTGTCGGTGACAATCGCCATGTCTTATCCGTGTTCGATAGTGGCGTTTACGATGGTGACCTGTTTGCCCACATCGAGAATGGTGGTGTCCAAAACAATTTCGTAATCGTGGACTCCGTCCTCTGTCATGTCAACACCAACCGACAAATCGTCTATGACAATATTGCCGGTGCCGTCCGTGATCGTGCCAATGGTCGCCTGCCCGGCAATAACAACGAACGACGTTGTCGGTGCGGCCAACTGCAAGTCAGCTCCGACTAGGTAGAACGAGGGGCGGGTCAACAACAACGTGGTGAGGATGGCCCGGTTGGTGTCCCGTAGTTCGATCCTCCCCGGACCATTGCCACCGTCAATGGCCTGAAGTACTTGCGTCATGCGCGCACGTTTTACCGGCTGTGAATAATCCATTTCAAATCACCGCTATGTGTGGCACGTTGCGCCGCTGGAAAGACAGGTACAATACACCATAAGGCGACGACTCCCAAAACTCGCTGGCAGACGTCGTAAACTTTTCTCCGCTACTACTCGAGCCACCGTCCGCTGACCCGGACACTCTTTCGTAAGTCACCTGCCGGTCACGAAACCGAACCGACTTGACCCAAATCAAACCGGCCTCGGAATCGATAACCGGCGGTGTCCCTCCCCCGGAACCACCGCCACCGGTTATCATACCGCCGCTGGCCTTGTCGTGAAGGTACAGGTAATGCGCGGCGGCATACATGACTGACATTTTGGCGTCAGGCATGAACCACCAAACATCCACCCACACCATCCCGGTGTCGAGGGCCATTTGTATTTGGCCATCGGTCGCCGAGGCGAACTCCGGGAAAGCGTCCCGAAATTCCTGTACGGTTGGCGGCATCGTCGGGGAAAGTGTCATAGGCTTACTTCTTTTCCGGAGCCTTCGGAGCAGGTGCCGGTTGTCCCTTCGGAGCCGGTGTCGCTACCGGTGCGACCGTCTGACCTGACGAAGCCGGCGGTTCCGATGACTGGGCGGGCATCTCTACCTCGTCACCGTCCTTCTTTTCCTTCTTGTTTTTCACACCGCCATGACTGCCGCTGACTTCGAACGGCTTCGGTTCGTCATGGTCCTCGAGGGTCTTCTGCAGATGTTTGAAATCTGCCTCGGTCATGTTGAACTCTTTCTCCTCGCCCGGTCCGACGACAACGTGACCGCCATCCTCGGTATTGAATCCACGCGGTTGCCCGCCAGTGTTCTTAATCTTCGCCATTTTATTCTCCAGTCAATTTGAGGTGTGGTTCTCGGAACGCTCTGACACGCTTGATAGCAACCCGCAAATCCTTGCGGGCTTCCTTCAACTTCCAGATGCTGTACTCATGGGCCGATGGGATTGGGTTTCGTTCGCGGGCTAAGTTTAAGTATATCCAGCAGACGCGAACGTTCCTGCGGCAATAATCTAGTGCCGCAAGAGCTTCGTGAAACTCAAACCCATCAATGCGCCATGAGTACAGCATGGCACTTACACGCCGTCGAGGTACCGCATTGCGGCCGGCATACGGATTTCGATGCCACCCAGACGGAAGATGCCGGGCACGTCGAACACCAGCGGACCACGCTGCCAGACCGGCAGGAAGCGGTGCGGCATCGGTATCCACATCTTCAGCACGGACGGATCGCGACGATAGGCGACCATGCGGGAGATGCCACCGAGGCCAGCGGTCTCCAGACCACGCACGCCCATAAGCGTGATGGGCCGTCCGGTCTGAACCGTCAGCACGTTGTACTGTTTGATCCAATCGAGCAGCGTCATTGACGAGTACTCAATGATGCGTCCCGCCAGACCGACAATCACGTTCGGAGGAAGCAGGATGGTGTCGGCGTAGTAAAGCCAGTTGGTGCCGGTCGCGATGCCCATCATGGCAGAGTTGATGTCGCGAATGACCTGCTGGTTCGTCTTGCTGGCAAACGTGGTGGCGCCGGCCGCACCGTCTGCGGGTGCCGTCGTGGCCGTAATCAGCGACGAGTTGATCAGTCCCTGCATGTTCTTCGGGACCGAACCGCGCAGTGCAATGTTGTCGACGAACTCCTCGTAAGCACGACGACACGCAACGGCCTTGTCGGCCGTCAGACTGAGACCGGGCGTGTTCATTGACTGTGCGACTTCTTCCAGCGTCCACCGGTAACCGATGGCGGCCAGTTCCATCCCACGTTCAAACTTCTCGCGGGACAGTTCGGCCAGCGGCACGTCAAGTGCCGTGTGATGGAACCAATCGGCCCGGCCCATCATATCCGAACTGAAGTAGGTGATGGACTTCACCCACTCGTTGCCGGTGTTGGTGTCTACCGGGACGAGGTCCGGATACTGTACCTCTGGGTACTGCATCTTGACCACCTGCGATTCGATCGCAGTAGTCTGGTTGACTACATAGTTATACGCGACCTGCTGCGCGTCTTTGTTAAACATGTTTTGGTAATTCATCTTCCGCCTCCTAGACGGTTTGAGTGTATTGGAAAAAACGTCTGGGATGCTGCTTAACGCTGGATGCCCAGTTGAACGACGTTCAGTTCATTGGCCGGTCGCGCGTACTTCCACCGGCCTCCGGGTACGACGACGCCACCGGTATTGAGCAGCGTGCCGTCAACGGCGGTGAAACTAAGCGGGTCACCCGCCAGTGTCGCCGTTGTGCAGATAGCGAAGATTTCGCCCTTGGTCAGCACGCCCATGTTGGCATACTGGGGATAGGTCTCGGGCGCCAGACCCGATCCGACCGGCTGCACGATGGTCGGATCGAGGATGGTGATGCCGATGAAACCATTGGCACTACCGCCGATGAGCGCCCCAATGTCGGACGCCGTCGACTGTGACACCGCACGACACGCCGGAATCGGAGTGCCCTCTGCCGAACGGGTAACCGCATTGTAGTCCACCATCCGGTTAATCATACCCGGCAGACCCTGTCGCATCTGCTCCGGGAACGTCGACTGCGGCACGCCATGCGGACTGACCACCGCTTGGTTCTGGGCAACGAGTTCGCCCTTGGTCTTGGCGACCTCCTGCTTGGTGTCTTCTTTCTGTGCTTCTACCATTGTCGTAAACTCCTATTGAATTGTATTGGTTTAACGGAAACGGAAACGATGCGTTACGCGGTTTGGCGATGGCCAGCCGTCTTCCAACGGTTGGCGATGGCTTCCTCATATTCGGTGTACGCCTTGATCCGGGGATCGCCGTTGGCGTTATGCTGGGTCTGCAGCACGTCATTGACCTGCCGCGTGCCGTTGTTGGTGCCGTCGTTGACCGGTACGACCGACAACGTATTGAACGACGCCGTCACCATGTCGTCATTCCAATCCTTGGCAACGTCGCCAAGCTTGGCCAGCACCACCTGCTTGCGCATGTCGGCATCGGTCTTGCCGTCGACCACGAGGGCGTCACCGATAAGAGACTTGGCCCGCTGCACGGTGGCGACACGGTCCGTCACCAACTTGTCGAGTGCCTGCGGCGACAGTTTGGAATCGTCGAGCTGTTTCTTCAGCGTGACGATCTCCGCATCCTTGGTCTGTCCCGCGGCCACGGCATTGGCGGTCTCGGTCTGCGCCTTGGCGAGGTCCGCCTGCGACGTTGTCCGCAGCGTGGTCACCTCGGCCTTGGCGGCTTCAAGTTCCCCACCCAGCTTTTGCAAGTGGCGCTCGACCACCTGCACGTCACGCTCTTCCATGTCGACGGTGATGCCGTCAATAACAAAACTACGAGTAGCCATTTTTCTCTCCTGTGTTTTGGATTTATCACCCATGCGCAACTTGGGTCCACCACGTGCTGCACGGGTAATGGCAACATGGTTGGCTCGAATTTCAGTTTGAATCGCGTCGTACTTTTCACCTGCCGGTGTGGTCCCGTCGCCCCATTTGAGCAGGGCCGAATAACCAACGGACAGTTGAGTCTTGCCGTCACGCACCTCCTTGATGGCATCAGCATCCATAAGTACAAGCGGCACGCGAACGAATTCACCGTCACGCAACACCTCGCCACCGAGATGCCCCACGGAAATATCCCGCCAGTTGTTGGCGTTCACCGGCTCGTCCGGGTGTTCATTGGTCACCGGTTTATGGGCGAGCGACATAATCGCGTCAGCGTGAAACACCTCGGACTCCGGGCGATACACCCGGACGTCTTTCAGTTCCGGTCTGCCGACTTCGAAGCCTTGGTAAATCTGAATACCGGTGCGGGCGATGCGAGGACTACAGACGAGGTAACCGTCGGAAGTCTCTCGTACCTTGGCGGCAGCGTCCAATGCCACCATCTCTACAAAGTCTTGTGCCATGATTTTTCCCTACTGCCTCGACGGTGGATTGCTTTTTAAATACTGTTCGACAAGTCGTTGGATCGATTGTTCGTTCTTTTCGATCTGCTGTTCCAGTACGGCGATCTTCAATTTCATCTCGTCCATGCGTGACACGGTGTAAGCCGCGCCGCGCTCCTCCATGGTCGAAACTCTGGTTTCGAGCTTGGTGAAATAGGCAAGCATGCTGGCACCGCCCGCCCCGATCGCGACCATTTGCGCGATCAGGAAATAGATCAGGGTAGAGTTCTCCCTGATCCACGACGGACGTTTGCGCGGTGGCTCGGTCCATCCATCCGGGCTCATTGGCCTACCCCTACCCGTGCAACGTCGACGTTTTTCCGTTACGCTTTTCCGGTGTCGACTCGACGGCAGCGGCCTCTTGCTTGGCCTCCAGCGCCGCACGCAACACAATAATCTGCACCGCCTGATCGCCGATCAGTTGTCGGATGTCGTGTTCAATCCGCTGGGCCATCTTGTCGGTTACTTCATTGGCCATATTCAAATTCCCATCATCGGCATATTGAAGCCACTCGCCGGCAGCAGGTATGTAAAGCAATTCGCCAGCGTGGCCGTACCGTAACCATTGGTCGCCGTAATGCTGACCACACCTTTAGCGTGAGGCGGTGTTCTGCATGTAATCGTGTTGGCGTTGACGACGACAAGGTTGGTCGCCGCAACGCCACCAATCATCACACTGGTAGTGCCCGCAAGGTTCGCGCCCGTCAGAGTAATTGCAGTGCCACCGAAAATCAGACCTATTGCCGGGACCGGCGAAGCAACCGCGCTCAGGGATGGCGGCGTGACGTAAGTAAAGATGTTTCCGTTGGCCGAGCCATAGGCGTTGCTAATAACGACGTTGACCAAGCCGGCGGCATGCACGGGTGCCCAACAGTAAAGCAGGTTCGGGTTGCTACTATCGATGCCTGTGACTACCGGCGAACCACCGAACGTCACCGAATTGACGCCGCCCATATTGGACCCGGTGATAGCCACCAATGTCTCGACGTTAGTCGGGCCGGACGATGGTGCAGCAGAGCTAAGGGATGGCGGTACGACGTAAGTGTAAACCGTCGCTGCGCCGCCGCCATAGCCGTTATAAACCGCGACACTGGCAGCGCCCGCACCTCCAGCCGGCGGATAACACTGAACCCTGTTCGCGTCGATGACGGAGACACTTGTTGCGTCGACACCATTAAAGCGAACAACGGAAACGCCGCCCATGTTCGCGCCGTTGACGATAACGTAATTGCCGCCGCCCGTTGGTCCTGACGCCGGTGAGCAACTGGAGACCGATGGCGGGCTAACGTAGTAATAGAGATTGTAGCCGATGCCGGCCGCAACACCGCCAGAGACGTTGACGGTGACGTGGTAGGGACCGCCGGCACCTCCTGCGGACGTGTATCCCGTTATGGCGCCCTGATGCGGCACGCCGATGTTCGTGATCGGAGCGCCGCCGATGTTGGCAGCAGTGACGTTGTAGAAACCGCTGCCGGAGATGGTGACCGCTTGACCGCCCGCTGTCGGACCTGAGTTTGGCGAGATCGACGACACCACTGGCGTTGGCAGCGCATTGTAGACGATGATGATTACGCCTTGATAACCACTGCCTCCTTGATAAGGCGCATTGGACCCTTGGCCACCACCACCGCCACCATAGTTTCCGCCGTTGCCGGGACCTCCAGGATTGCTGCCACCACCGCCGCCGGAGCCGCTACCTACACCATTACCGTATTCATTGGCACCACCACCGCCAGCGCCCGCCCCGCCACCGCCGGCACCGCCATTACTGGTACCGCCAGTGCCGCCAGAATATCCGGATGAGGCACCACCACCATAGCCGTTGCCACTGGGTCCAGCGGCACCACCACCGCCACCGCCAACACCATAGTTGGAACCAGTGCCACCGGTGCCGCCCGTGTATCCTACAGAACCGGCATTACCGACACCGCCACCGCCACCGGCAATCGCGCCGGGCATACCACCGTAAGCACCGGGACCACCCCCGGTTACATTTGTCGTCCCATTGAAATTGGTCGAGCCGCCAGCGCCATTGCTTCCACCACCACCGCCAACGGTAAAACCAACTGTTGCGGGTAAGTCTGGATGGTTGGTGTAGCGCACCCAACCACCACCGCCGCCACCGCCGCCACCGTAGCCATACGCGCCAGCACCACCACCGCCGCCACCGCCACCAATGGCGTCAACATAATTACTGGAAGGGTTCCAACCCGGAAGCGTTGCATCGCGATTGAGTGAACCGCTGGATGTCAGGTAGACGGTGACGGTGAGAATAACATCCGGTCTCTTGCTTGGCTTATTCTTGGTGATCTCGCTGACATAGGACATCCGCCGCTGCTGACCAGCGGCAAGCTGTTCTTCTTTCTGGAATAGTCCAAACGACAACTGCCCGATTAGAATCGTACCGAGCATCAACAACTTGATCTTCTTGCCGCGCATCCGCAGATAGTCGTGCGGGCCGCGCTGACGCGACAAGACCACCTGTTTCGGTTTGCTGTCCATCGCCATTGCTACGCCTATTCCTCGGGCGGCAACATCTGTGGCGGCGGCGGAAGAGACGCCAACACTAATGGTTCAGGAGGTTTGTTGGCGTCCTCGACGCGCCACTTGTCGAAGAACGCTGCGAACGCTTCCTGCACCGTCTTGAAATCGATGGTGGTGCCGTTGACGTCAACGGTCTCGTTAGCCACCTCGGCGGTGGTACGCATGACCTGCGACCCCGGCATTGTCCCGTAGGTGCGTCTCCCGTCGCCACTTGCGACCGACATGATGGGTGTTCGAACATGCAAAATCTCGGCCCCTTCACTGGGCTTGGAAGGCTCCTGAAGCAGTACCTCACCATAGGCAAACACCACGCTGTTCCCGCCAATCGGCGACGAGAATTCAAGACGCGATACCCGATGGGTGACGTCAACGCTTACGGTCACGGTCATAACTTAAAACCTCCTGCTGTATTACTGTAGTGCCTTGATGACGTAGGTTGAGATGGCGTTGATGCGACGAATTGAAAGGATAAAGATGTGACCATTCGTCGTCGTCAACAAGTCTCCGGTGTTGGTCCCTACCACGAATCCCACAAATGTAATGGCTCCCGCGGTCGCAGTGTTGGTGACCAGAATATCTACCGCACTATCTTTTGCCGGCGCAGTAATCGAAAAGGCGGCGTTGTTGCTGACGTACTGATAATTTCCGAGCAACGCATTGATTGTCAAATTGCCGGCGGTCAGGCCGACCGGCGTAAAATTGAAACCACCGGTAAGCGTTTGCCCGCCACCCACCGCCAGCCGCGACGTGTCGATTGGATGGACGTGGTCCTCGCGCGAATACGGAATCGCAATACCGGGTGCTGCGACACCGTCCATTTTTGGATTTACATTGCTGCCCGGTGCCGCAACGATGTCCGGTCCTGCGACCACCCACTTCTCACCATCCCACGTATAGACCGGCACGCCGTCGATTGGTGGCGCTGGGTACTTCTGCCCGGTGCTTGGGGAGGAAGGAAAGTCAAGCATTACGGTCTCGCGTTAGCTTTGATTGAATTGATGTAGACATATCCAGAGTTGGTTGGCGTGACGTCACCGTTCAATTCGCAATTCTTTGTTGTGATCTGATTAGCGACGACAGTAGCGGTACCATTGCTGATGCTACTTATCGTCATGTCAGGCGGTCTGCACATTTCCGGATTGAACTGATACCATCGGCGACGATAGCCAGCGGTCCAATCAATTGGATGAAGCCACATCGCGCTACTCGATGTCTCGTACTGAAAATATCGCTTGCACAATATTTGCTCGACGGGCGGGTCTGGCACAACGTATTCGCTCGGCGCAGAATTACCCATGTACATTGCGACATCGAACAATTCGAAGACGTTGTTGACAGTACCAAAAAGGTTGAACTGGTTTGGCGATCCAACCGTATTCATCGTGCCCCACGTGCCAGCGGCCTGCTGGTAATTTGACCCGCATCGCACACACCAACGCAGGGTAAAGCCTCTCGTGTTGTCGATAGCCCAGACACCGGCCAGATCTCCCGGTACGGTGATCATACGAACAACATCCGTATTCGCTTCACCCGGCAAGATCACAAACTCGGTGACGAAAGCACGATTGATCGACCCGTTCAACACCACCATGCTGTAAGTGCCGGCCGGTCCACGACATCCCCATCGAAGCGTAATGGGTTTGGCCGACACCGAACCAAACCGGAGATCGAAAGCCCGCGAGCCTTCTATGATTTGCGTGATGGCGCCGTAATCTCCAACAGCCAATGCCGCGGCGGCTGTCACCGTAAGGCGTATGCGTTTTAGTGACCCTCCCGGTGTTGGTGATGCCACTTGCGCGATCGAGAATGTGCCACCGCCACCAATCTCGGACCACCACATATCAGCCGGATAATAACTGGCCGCCGTACCAGCTGCCGCACCATTCTCTATCGACGACATCATGCTGCCGTTGACGATGTATTGCTTTTGCCAAAAGTTCGAGGCAGCGTTGATATTACTACGCGCCTGCGCTTGTTGCGGCACCGTCAGTGCCTGCGGACTATACAGGACCGTTTTGCCGATAATGGAATTGAGTGTGGCGTCGCCAGCATCGGTATAGGTCTTGGCCGCGGCGTCGGCCGCATCGACGTAATTCTTCAACGTCGAGTCGGCATTATCGACATAGGCTTTTGCCGCAGCGTCAGCCGCATCGACGTAGGTCTTTAACGCCGCATCTCCCTCATCGGTATGGGTCTTGGCCGCGGCGTCGGCCGCATCTACATAGGTCTTGGTAACCAGCGTGGTAATGTCCGGGACCGCCGTCGCCACCACCCATTGGCTTGACGACCCGTCATTGAACCTGAAAAACAAAACGCCGGTCTTTGAATTCCACCAGAACTGACCGTCCCTTGCATTGACCGGCGGCGTGTCGCTGACCGTTACCAGCGCATCTCCCTTGCCGGGCTTGACCTGCAAGAACCACTTCTCGCCGTCCCATTCGTATGGCGGAAATACCTGACCGACTGTCGGTGCGTCTGGGAAGTCGAACCCCATCGGTCAACCCTTGAAGTTTAAAGGCGGTACATCTGGCGGAACAGGTGGGTTGGCCAGGAAATCGGCATGTCGATCTGCAGCACTTTTAATATTGGCTGCACGCACCACCGCATCTTTATCGGCGGGAATGCTTTTGATTTCCGGGTCAGCCATCATCCGCGCCAACTCGTTGTCGTATATCTCTTGCGTGGCAGCAGCGGCGCGGCTCTTCGTGAGGTTTGTAATCCATTCCACAGGGTCCACCGCGGCATACGCCAGCGCCTTCATTTCCTCATCTGTAATTGTAATCGTGATATCAACCATCGTTCTTTATCCCAGTAAGAATCCGGTGAACCGACATTGCGGGCCATAGTACCGGTTGCCGTTAGCATCACCTGATGAATAGACAAAATGTTCGACGTAATCGCCGGCCGCCAATTGGTAGATCTGTCTGACGTCGCTATCGAGATAGGTGCCGATGTTTTGACCGTAGCCACGCAAGCGATAGTTGCCATAAGCGGGATTGACAGTGCCACCACCTAAAGCGTTATTGACCGCAAACAGAGGATGAAAATAATATCCGTTGTTCGCGCCATCCTTCAAAAGATAGCAACACGCTTGAAAGAAATATGCCCCTGCGACCGGCGCGGTGAAGCGTGAAAGGCTGGCATTGTAACAAGCGTTAACGTTTATCTGCGCACCAGCAAACGGCATCTTGTTCCAGTTACCATTGGGAAGTAGATAGGTCCAATCCCCAGTACCATACGCAATGAACTGCGGCTGTTGGGGACGCACCACACCACCGGCAGACAGCAACCGCATGCTGGCACCAGTGTTGATGGTGAGCACTGAGCTGGATTGCGTGATCTGGTTGCCGCCTATGTCTAAACCCATCAGCCCAACAGATACCCTTCGAACCGACAATACTGTGCCAAATATTGAGTATTCCCGCCGCTGAAATTATAGAATTGAACGTAGTCACCTGCATACAAAAAGATAATCTCCATGGCGTCCGTGTCTTCTTCATAACCATTCGCATTACCGTGACCGCGCATTCGATGCAGCGCGCCAGCGGATGGTCGGCGAGCATTAGAAGCACCATTGACCCAGAACATGGGGTGGATGTACCAGCCGTCAGAATTACCATGGCAATAGGTACTGGCTGCAAACAGATAGACGCCGGTGACCGGTGCGGTGTAAGCGCCATTGGCTGGATTGTAGCAAGATCCAACATTGACATTGGTCGCATTGCAAACGAGCGCATTCCAATTATTGGCTACCCAAAGAGTCCAAGCCGGATCACCACTAAAGCCCGCACGAAACATTGGCTGGTTGATGTGACGTTGAAGAATGCCGGTCACACCCATTTTGAAATAATTGACGCCACCGGAGGTCGCCACCAACCCAGTGTTGTTCGCCAATGTCATGCCGGCGAGATCGATGCCCATCAACCTACCAAGAAGCCAGAGAACAACGTGTATGCCCGAAAAATACTAATGCCGGTTCCAGCGAGGTAGACATACATCTCGACGTAGTCACCAGCGTTCAAATAGAAGATGTCTGCAATCTCGCTGTCGAATGAATAACCCGTTGGCGTGTAGTAAGCCTTCAGACGATACGAGGTTGGCACGCCACCGCCATTAATCCAAAACATTGGGTGGAGATAGTTGCCTTGCGGCGCAGACGGTTTGTAATGGTACGCCGTCCAGTGCAGCAGATAAGCACCAGCGACCGGTGCGGTGAATCGTCCATTGCCCGGATTGTAACCATTGCCTTTATTGTAGGAGGTCGCATTATGGTAGTTCTGAAGATTCCAGACGTTCGGAGTCAGCGCCACCCAATCCGTTCCCGTATTGTCTCCGGCAATGAACCCGATCTGGTTCGGATAATAGGTGCGGGCGGTGGTATCGATATTGAAGGCATCGGCAGCACCGGCCATCTTGAAGGCCTGCGCGCCCGAAACACCAGCGATTGTAAATGCACCACCGAGGTCGACGCCCATCACGCAACCTTCTTGGGCGGCACTTTTGACGAAGGCATTTCCATCAGGAAGAATTTGTAGGTCTTGCCCTTCTTGTTGTTGTAGATGAAGAGGTCATCTTCCCCCTCGACGATTGTCCAGTCACCGATGCCGTTGTTGAGATCGAGATCGGACGTGAACACCGTACCCCATCGTTGTGCGGCAGCGCCAAGGTTAAGGGTACCATTGGCGGCGGGCAACACACCGGTATCATTAATGTACATTCTACCGGCGTTCCCGGTATAAAAAATAATTGTGTGACCCGCAGCATTTCCCATTATCGCCGTGTTCTGATCAGCGTCCCATGCCAGCCCGACGTTGTTATCGAATACGAGCCGGCCAGTCATACGGTCGCCAGACTTCAACACATAGCTCGAGGTGTCGACGTTGGTGGCTTTCCATGTCGTCCCGTTCCACGTCCACTGCGGCACACCGGGCAATGCCGGTGTCGGGTAGGTTTCACCAACGGCTGGTGCGGATGGAAAATTCAGGCCCATTAAAAAAGCCTCGCGTTCAGAATGCAGAAGCCGCCAGCATTAGGATACACAACTGCCGGGAGATTTCCCGTTATCGCTATCGACGCATCCGTGTTGACGTGCCATGCTGACGGTGTGCAGTTGTTGACTGTGACGGCCCCGGTCGTGAACGCTTGAGTTGCCGTGGTCCAAGCGATACCTGGCGTTATTGACGCCGCTGGTGCGGCCCGCATTACAGTCGGGAGCGGGAAACTCCACCCATACACCCCGGCCGAACCGTTCGTGATGCCACCGCCACCGGCGCTGACTTTCTGGTAGAGACGTTGGAGCGTTACCAATTCCTGATCATACGGTCGCATAATAAAAGGCGACCGCACGGCGGACGGCGCTTCGATGCCGGGTAGGACGACAACGCCGGTAATGCGGATCGCGTTGTTGGCGGCGGCTATGCCGTTCAATTGTCCCGGTCCTGCGACGTAGTTTCCCGCCAGCCATGTATTCAGCGAAGGTGCAATAACCCCCGAGCCGCAAGCCAGCGCGAAGATAAGTTGCAACCCTACTCCGTTGTTAGCCAGCCACGTCCCCGCTGTGTCGCCGGGGATCGTAACCGTATTGAATTGAGGAGTGTTGGCCACCGCTTGCGTGTATTGGAAAGCATAGGAGCGAGTGGCATCCGCGTTTCGAACAACCCCTGTGTAGATGCCTGCCGGTGTATTGGCTGACCAGAACCCTATAGTTATTGGCTGTGCACTCGCCGTACCCCATGCCACCCGTCTAACGCGATAGCCCTCAATAGCGTTGATCAATAGGGCGTAATCACTGGCCCCGAGCGCAGGCGCATTGGTGTTCGTCATATAAATGAAGTTTGAAAAACCGGGGAATGTCCCTGTTGCTTGCGCCGCAAGCATTGTCACCGTACCCGTAAAAGTCATCAGCCAGTTGTCGCAGATATAACTGCCACTGGCGGATGCTTGCGCAGTGCCCAGCTCTTGGGCGATCTCCATCCCGCCGTTCACCTGCATTCCGCTGTATGCGAGCGCATCTAACGGAGCAGCGAAAATATTTTGTCGCGCCTGTGTCTGTTGTCCGATCGTCAGACCTTGTGGCGCATCGTGACGAACGCGGGTCGAAAGATCGACGGTGGACGGCGCCGCCTGAACCCACGCCACGCTGTCAACGTCGCGATACCGAATATAGAGAACACCGTCAGCCCCACTCCACCATAGCGTCCTGTCTCCAGCGGTGGCGGGCGCTACGTCATCGGTGGCAACCGTCATGTCGCCGACCGGGCCTTGGATACCTTGGATGCCCTGAATGCCCTGCGGACCTACCAGCGAGGCACCGGCCGGCCAAGCGCCGGCGACCTTGGGACCGAACATAAAATGTGTTGCGGTGTTGATGTAGAAATTTCCGTCTACGCCCTGACCGTCATCCGGATCGCTTGTGCCGTATAGAATAGTGTTGCCCGGAATACCCTGTATGCCCTGAATACCTTGGGCTCCCGTGATCGGCACGATTGGATTTGTCACCGCCCATTGCAATGACGTCCCGTCATCAACCAACACGAACACGAAACCGGTATCGGTCTCCAGCCAAAGGTCACCGGGAATGGCGTCGACCGGTGGCGTGTCCGACATCTTGACGTTGGCGGTGCCGGGCATGCCGGGCGACCCGCTATAATCCCACTTCTCACCATCCCAGACGTAAGGAGGGAAAACTTGGCCGACTGTCGGTGCGTCTGGAAAATTCAAACCCATCGATCACACCTTGTTCAATGGTGGTGCGTTCTTGTACGGATGATCTGCGGGCAGCAACGGAGACAGTCCCCACTTGTGCGCGACATAACCCTCCAGCCGTTGCCGTTCACTGTCGAGACCATACGGCACGTAGATGACTTCCTTGACCAAGCCAAAACCCTGTGTCGGTGGCGCGCCCATATAGCAACCGAACATCGTCGTTGCGGCACTGGTTGCTGGCAGCACTGAACCGGTAGATGTCAACACACCGCCATCCCGAGACATTACAAGTGTTGCATTCGGCGCAACCCGTGCAAAGCACATCCCGTCGACCGCAGGCCATGTCAGACCACCAGCGGGGAAGAAACCCGCATTGTAAACGCCGAGGCGATTTGATCCCATCTCAAGAATAATCTCGTGCGCACCGACACTCCGTAGCATCGTCCGCCAATTAACAGGGTCCGGAGCAAATGGATTAGGTTTGGCAACAACGATAACATCAAAGGCCGCCGGCCCATTGGAAGCGTTCATGCCTTTGTTCAATGTGAAGTTCACACCACCGGAACCAAGATACGGTGGCCTATAAGTATCATCAACAGCTTGCGTCACCTCCATAACGCCAGCTTTAGTCCACCAACGATGTACGCCAGAGCCAACAGTAATCACAGTTCCAAAATCCGAACTGTCAAACCAAGCCGTGAGGTTGCCGCCCAGATTGGACGGCGTCCACCACGGTGCCATCCACTTCTCACGCAGGTATCGCTCTATCTGTCCGCGCTCAACGTCGGAGAGTTTGCGGTTGAACTGCACCAGCTCGGCGATCTCGCAATCGCATTCCTGGGCGACGTTGATATCAGGATCGTCAACGTAACCACTGATGTTCAGCGTGCCGCCCCATCCGCTTGCCGGTGTGGCTGTGCCGCTGGCCTGCAACCAGCCGTCTTTGAAGAACCGCGCTACGCCCGTCGATGTCGAGTCGGCCGAATACAATTTCCACAACGTGGTCGCTGGTGGTCCCGATGGATTGGTCAGCCAGCCTTCGACGTAGCAAACGTCGCCTTCCTGCATGTGATAGCCAATTAGGATATTGGCCGCCGATCCATGCGCAGTGACGATGCGACCGTATGTAGACGCCAGACTCCACTTCCGGCCGACATAGATAATCGTGTAGTCCTTATCGACACCCGTGCCGGCCATCCGGAGTTTGCCGCTGCCACGGTTGAACCGCACCACCGGCATCACCGTGTTGACTGCATTGGTCCGATACTTCGGCGTGCCGGTAATCACCGGCTGCGGTCCACCGCCGAGGTTTGTCCACGCCGTGACGTTGGCGCCATCCGCCAGATTCAGTTTCGATGCGTCGAGCCAGACGCGGCACCCGGCAATGTCGGTGGGCTTGAACACCGGCCAGACCCTGTTGCCGCCGATGTAGACGGCACTGGCCTGTTGTCCACCGATGGCGATCTTGTCGGCGTAGTTGAGCGCGCTCATCCGATAATCACATACAACGTTGCCGGGTTAGGTGGTGCCAACGCATTGTATTGCGCTTGCGTGAGTTGCGTCCAGACGCCCTGCGGGCCTTGCGGTCCCGGTACGATGGAGGCTGCACCTGTCGGTCCCGCGGGACCGGTCAGGCCCATATTTCCGCGCGGACCCTGTAGACCGATATCACCCTGCGGTCCCTGCGGACCGGGGTCACCGTCCTTGCCATCCGTACCCGCGGCACCCGCTGGTCCCTGCGGACCGGGAGGACCAACGCCGGTGTTCTGCCTGACCCATTGCTGTGACGAACCATCGTCGAAGAAAATAAACGTGTTGCCTGACGTCGACTCGAACCACATATCGCCATGCGCTGGATCGGGTGGCGGATCGTCGGCAATGGCAATACTGGCACCGGCCGCTGCGACCTCACTCCATGTCGCGTCCTGTCTGGCGTATTGCTTGCCGTCCATCGGCGCTTCGTTATCGCCGAAATCACCTGACGGTCCCATCGGGCCGGTGTCGCCCTTATCACCCTTGTCGCCTTGGTCGCCCTTGTCGCCCTGCGGACCGACGTCGCCCTGCGGTCCCTGCGACCCGGTGTTGCCCTGTAACCCCTGCGGACCCATCGGGCCGGTGTTGCCAACCTGACCCTGATCGCCCTTGTCGCCCTTGACGCCCTGCGGACCGGTCTGCCCGACGTCGCCACGGTCGCCCTTATCACCCTTGTCGCCCTTGGCACCGGTACTGCCTTGTGGGCCTGTGTTACCTTGGTCACCCTTCAGTCCCTGCGGACCGACAGGACCCATGCCGCCGACCGGACCCTGCGGACCCGCTGGCCCCATACTGCCGGGCGGTCCCTGTGATCCGACGTCGCCCTTTGGTCCCTGCGGACCCGGCTCGCCGCGCGTGCGCACGAGAATCGAGCACACAAGGTTGTTGGCTATCGGTCCGCCCGACTGCGACACCCACTGCACTGGAACTTCGAACCAATCACCGCCGCCCATCAAAACAGCCGGACCGGTCATCAGATATTTTTGGTAGTGAATAGCTAACGCTTTTTCCTGAACGACGATCTCGTCGTGAAACGTCGCAGCCTGAAACATTGCTGTCGGATCGAAATTGTCCATCGTCAGACGGTCGATGTAGAGCTTGGTCGCCGTGGGCTGGTCCACGCTATTCCAGCGGAAACGCCCGGCGCCCGGATCGTTTGCGGCGATCACCTGCGCATCGGCGCGATACGTGAACGCTGACGACGATGCACCACCGGGACCCTCGGGACCGGGAGGACCAACCGGCCCCGGAGGTCCGGGGTCGCCCTTCTCCCCACCGCCTTCGCCAATCAGAACACCATCTTCGACGCGCAGACCGTCACCGATCTCCAGGCGTTGACCCGGTCCTCGAGCCGGATCGTAACGGCCAACAAGCGTGTTGCTGTCCATCTCAATGACGATGTCGTCATTGTAGTTGCTGAATATTCCTTCCTGTAACGCCGACCCTTCTTCGTCAACCTGTAGACGGTTGACCATCCACACAAGCGGATCGGCAGGGTCTACGGGCGGTTGTTCCTGTTGAACCACATAGCCGCGTGCCTTGACTCTGCCCTGCCCATTACGCGCCATCTGCCGGCACCGGCGGAGTGGTTGGCACATTGGCTATGGCGTACCACGTCATCACACCGGCATTGACCCACATGGCGGGTGTCGCAATGACAGAGACATCATCCGGGTCTTTCACCGGGTGCTGTCTGTCCTTGCCATCCGGCAAATAACCACGACGCAGATCATTCGTCATTTTCTTCCGCTCGCTGTTCTTCAATCTGGGCGTAGCGTCGATCACCGAACGGGACGAAGGCACAACGGCAATTCGGATGGGCTGGAATCAACCCGGCGGCATCATCCAACGAGTAAGGACCCTCGGCGGCAATGTCTGCACAATCTTCGCAGACGTCGTCATCACCAGCGGTCAGGACGTTGACCAAATCCTCATCGCGCCATATGCCGAGGTGCCTGTGTCCGTGCTTGTTGACGATGGAATCTTTGGTGGTCCGAGGCAACCATTCCGGTTCAATGCCAACCTTGTCGATGCCGTTACTACCGTACGCCAGCAACTTGCCGGCATTCAACGCGCCGACCACGGCGGTATTGACCAACAGAATCAGTCGTCGTCGTGTAACCTTTTCCAGCGACGCTCGCAGGAAGCGCATCAATTCCGCGGGTTGTTGCCGGGTCGATAGCGCGACACTGACGTGCCCCAACAAGCGACGCTTGGTCTCCCAGCCGATTCCCTGTACCTCGTTGGAGGTTTTCGCGGCATGGAACGCACTGACTTCGGAGGTGTCGGGAGCATTTTCAGGAGTCGACAGTTCCTTGAGAGCTTGGGCGACACCTCTTTCAACAGCCGCGGTAACGGTCTCGGTCAGCCAATCCGATGGCGACGACAACGTGAGGTCGACCATCTGCTTCAACATCGGCTCGACACGTCCCATCTTCTGGGAGTTGCTCTCCACCCAAGTCGTAAACACCGGTTTTTTTAATCCGACGATGTCGTTCTCCTGCACCGCCTGGCGCAGGTTCTGGTGCAAATTGAATACGCGCTGGTTGACGACCGAGCGACCATGACGCCGTAAGCCGGCACTCTTGGTTGGGTCACGCCGTGAAAGACGTGGTGCCGTGCTGGCATCCGCGAGCGTCATTCGGCCGGTACCTTCTCCGCCTTGCCATTGGCCTTGGCCGGGTCACCACCGCCATTGGCCTTGGCCAACTCAAGTTGCTGTTGCTGCTGGGCTACCTCGGCCGCCGCCGCCTCTTCTTCGCGCGAGGCAAAGTCCTGCTTGGCTAGTTCCTCATCCAGCGCCGCTTCAAAACCGGGATACGTACCATCCTCAATCAACTGGTTACAACGTCCCTTGGCCAACGCGACAAACGGAATCAGTCCGCAGTCGACGTCGATCTTGGTCACCTCGGCCTTCTTCTTGGCAATGTCCGCCTTCTCGTTGTCGGACATCTGCCACAACGAATTCCAGTTGTAAAAGATGGCAGGGTCGCTGGTCCCTAACGAGGAACGGATAATCGCCTTGTCGAGTTTCTCCAGCGCCGGCGACAACCGCAGTTCCTGATCGGAGGCAATGCGGTCGTAATAATTCTGCATGTCGCTGTCGCCGGTCGAGTTGAGACCGGCCGGACTCTGACCGAGGAAACGTGTCGCCGGGATGTCGGCTGCACCCGCGGCGATCTGCATGTACATTTGCAGTATCTCGGGCATGCCGGTGAAGTTGGTACCGACACGCTGCCACTCTTCCTCGCCATCCAGCAGAAGACCATTGACGACCGACTTGGCGACGTTGGCCTCGCTGAACCGCTTAATCATACGGTTGGTGCCATCGGTGGTCGACAGGATTTCGGTGAGACCCGGAATCTTGATGACGTCGAGCTTGGCTTCGCTAATCATTGTCGCAATGGACTGCGTAACAGTACCAGCACCACTGATGGCGTCGTGAACGACTTGCATCAACGGGTCGCCCCATCCGAAGTTCGACATCGGGTCAGGCGCATCGAGACCGATCAGTCGCACCATGCGCGATGGGTGTATCCTTACAATCTTGTTGCCGTCGTTGGACTGATCCCGCAGCTCGTAGAACTCCGGCTGTCCATAGTACGGCGACGCCAGATCGTAGACCAGATTCGATATGCTGAGTTGGTGCGGGGCCAGTACATGGATGTACCGGAGACCGTCTTTCGCAATGGTCTCGGGGTCGAGCTCCATCGACATGTCGCCGTCGACACCAATCAGAATGCACGCACCACCGTACAAGCGGGCCTTGGTCAATGCCTGCTGTAGTTTCAACTGCACGTGCAGACGACTTTCGGTGGCCTCGAGTAACTCGATCTGGTCAGCCTTGGCCTGCCATGACCGCCACTCGCGGGTTGCGTCGTGTGCCGGAATCGTGATTGCCTTACGTGCGATCCAGTCGGACTGAAACGCTGCCTCGAGTTGATGACGTGTCCAGAGTTGGGTCGAGTACTGGAACCCAGTCATCTTGTCGCGGCCCGGCATGCCGAGGCCACTCAACAGATTGTGAAACGTGTCGGCAATATAACCCATCAGTGATTACCCTTCAGGGCGTCGAAGATGGCCATTTCGATTTCGCTGCGGTCGAGTAGGGTCTGCTCACCCTTTAACATCGCCTCGGCCTCGAAAATGATTTCCCAAAATGCGTGCTGCGGACCGACGCGGGCGGCCCGTGTCCGCATCGTGTTTATCGATTCCTGGATTTCCTCGTCGGTCATTTGTCCCAACGCTTCAGGGCGTCCATGAACGACAACGCCGGCACTTCTTCGTCGCTGTAATTGCCTTGCGTCGCGTTGGCGCCAACGCGCACGGCGCACCACATTACCAGCGTACGAGGCAGGTGCCATGCGATCCACATCCAGAGTTTCTCAGTCATCGGTCATCACCACCGAGATTTGCCAGCGTCGTTCCTTGCAGTAGCTACGCACACTGTCACGCTTCCACCCCTTCATGTACTTCACGATGGGTGCCGCGTCGATCACCCTGTCATCGCGCAGCACGATGCCTGCGGTGAACCTGTCGTTCTTGATCTGGGCGAGTACCTCGCTCACCGCTTCGACTTCTTCTTGACCGCGGACTTCTTCGAAGGGGCCTTCTTCTTTGCAGCCGAACGTGCGGGCGGTGCTTCGGGTACTGACTCGGTCACCACCGCGATAGCGAACCAAGTCTCCTTCTCCTGCGGCACCGGGTTACCCCGTGTGCCACTGCGGAACTTGATGTAGTTCATCGCACGTCCGACATCGGCGGGTATGATAACGCCGCTGCCCGGTACGACGACAGGCACGGTCACCTCGAACCCGTCGATGCCGAACATGTCGTTGAAAAACATTCCGTCGGTGGAGAACTGAAACGTCAGCGGGGCCTCGGTCCATTCACCGGGCATAGTGATACGCACCAACTGCCCCGCCCTGACGTCGAGGGCTTCCGACAGAGACTCACCGGCCATAATGACCGGACCATTTAGAACCTCGAGCATTCCGCTCTCCCTCTACTCGTGCGGTGTCGGAACGGGATCGGGCACGCTGTTACGCGCCAGTCGCAGGGCGTCAGCGAAGTTGTTCCAGTCGTCCTTATCGTTGCCGCTGGCTTTGGCAGCGGTGGCTTCGGCGGCCTTGATAACAGTGTCGAGGATTTCTTCAATCATTTTGGTTTCTCCATCAGTTTAAAACTGTCTTTCATCTTTTCCCAATGCGACTGGCGTACGTACATACGCAGGCTGTCATGGGACATCAGCACGTTGTCTTGACCCAGCATGGACAAGATGCCGGGCGGGTAGTGTGCTCCGGCCTCGACGTCGTCATCCGGTACGACTTCGACTCTCATCTCACCAACAACTCACGTTCGATATTGCGTTCGACCGCGGTACGTTCCATCGGTCCGAGCTTGTCTTGCAGGCATTGCTCGGCGTCGTCTATCAAATCCCACAACGTCGACATCTCGCCTTCGCGCCTGGCGCGCTGCCGCAATACGATCAGGGCTTCTTCCATGTCTTCGTCTGTCATTTCAGCCAACCCATGACAACGTGCGATCATATCCTGTGAGCGATTCCGCCAGTTTGTTAAAGGCGCCGGCGGTCGCATCGACTTGGTCTTTGTACTTGCCCATCGGGAACTGTTCGTGCTCGTCGAGGAACTCGCGATTCCACCCAGCGGCCAGCAGTGACACGTTTCCGGATTCGACCTGCGCTGCGTAAGGTAACGCGCGCACCTCTTTCGAACCCGTGACCCTGTCGGCGTGGACATCGAATCCCTTGAATCGACGGATGCTGTTCTCTGCCGATTCCTTGCCGCCGCTGCCGGGTTCCTGTTCGAACCACAATGAATAGCGTGGGCATGTCGCCTTGTCGGTGGTGGCACATTGCAGAATTCGTTGTTCGCGTTCCAGCGCCGACCACTGACCCCGCAACATATCCTCGACGACGGTGGTGCCGTCCTTCATGTGGTGTACGAGTGATGCCGCCGTGTAGGCGCCACCGTCCACGGTCGCCGCCTTGTCGACATAACGAACGGACTTCTTGATGTCCTTGCGATCGAACGATGCGATGATCTTGAAGCGATCGACCGGGAAAATCTCGCCGCCGACAACGATGGGGTTCTGCTGGTACAGCGATTCCCATGATGCGGTAGTCAACACCTGACGACGCGCTTGCAGAAACTCCAGCGGCTTCAGTTGCGGGAACAACGGGTCTCCGGCCTTGCGGAACTTTCCGTCCTTCTCGGCGAGAGCTGGATATCGCAACACCTTGGTCTGCGGAAAATATTCGATCCATTTTCCGACAGGGTCTTCCATGTGCCAGCGCGTCATTATCATAACGAGGCCAGCGTGATCGGAGAACCGTCCGAAGAAGTCGTCGGTGAACCACTGCCACGTTTTATCGCGTATGGTTTTTGATTGGGCCTCGGCGCGTCCCTTCACAGGGTCATCAATAAATCCGAGGTCGAGACCTTGACCGTTGATTTGTCCGCCGACCGTCGTATTTCGAAACGACCCCTCGCTGCCGACATACTCCAGGATGGATGAGTTACGCAGCCATCTCCCGGCCAACGTACTGACATTCGTATCACTCAGCTTGGTCTTGCCAAACAACATCCGATAATTTTCGTTGTCGGCGATGATGCGCTGCAGTGCTAGGTTGACGCGCACACCTAAATCATCCGAGTACGAAGCGAAGATGGTTCTGAGGTCAGGGTTGCGACCGGCGCAATACGCGATGAAGTCGATGATCTGTTCGGTCTTGCCGTGCTGCGGTGGTGCTTGCAACACCAACACCGGACGTTTGCCGGCAACGTAGTCCTCCCAGAATTGATTCAGGTGATGGGCGACCGAACGCTGCCACCACGCATCGAGCAACTTGGGGCGAATGATTTGGCGGAAGGTGTAGAAGTCTCGTCGACCTACTTCGTTCAACGACCGCTTGACGGATTCCAGCGTGGTGGTCGTCCATCGTTGCTTGGCAGTAGCCAGCAGACAATCCATTTCGTCTGCTGTGTCGAAGTCCATTGGTCACTCTGTTTCGTCGGCAAACGGATCGTCGAGTGGCACGTGCAGCGCCTTCTTCAACATCTCGAGGTTGATGCCTTGGGCTTCCAGCTCCTGCCGCACTTGGTCGATGGTGTCGTAAGTAATCTCAACGCGCATGTCGCCCTTGTTCTCGACCTGCAGCGGAATCACACGACCCAGTAGAGCCGCAAACGACCGGATGTCCTCGTTGGCAAGACGTCTAAGGAATCCGACCAACTCACCTGACCCGTGACCGTCTCGACCTTCCTCGACGGCCGCAACGATCAGTGCCTCCTTGAGAATGCGGGTGACCTTGTTGGTGGCACCGGGCGGTCGACCGCCACCCTCGACAACGTGGCCCTTCTTGAACCACGACGGGTTGCGACCCTCCTCGGGTCCCAGAATCTCTATGTCCGGTGTGCCCATTGCCCGTTTATTCCTGTATTAAACCGGAAACCCAATTCGAAGCGGGCTACCGCTAATCCATGGAAAACGCACCGCGTTCCCAATCAGCCGCGACAAGGTCAATCTATTTAGTCCAGATTGCCTGACGCTAATTCAACCCGTCCCAACGTGCCCAGTAAAACCACTTCGCGTTGTCGAGACGTCATCCCTTGATACAAACCAAACCGCCCTTGAAACAACCCACTGGTGACTTCAACCCGCTCGCCAATCTTGAATCTATCCTTTGGCAACGTGATCACACCGTTGCGTTCTTTCGACTTCATTACATCAACCCACGACATCGGCAGCTGCGACGGTACTTCACCGTTCATCAGTATCTTCGACACGCCAAAAGTTCCCAGCAGCGCGTGCCACTGGTCTATGATCCAGACAAACAAATAACGGGGAAATAGAAAACGAATATCTTCGACCTTGCGACCACGTCGTACACGAATGATCTTTTCTTTCGGGGCGTAACATTGAAATCCTTGCCACTCGAGATGTCGCAGGGCACGACGTTCACATTGAGGGTGAGTGGTGATAACAGCCCAGAAAGCCAACCGTCCCTCCCGTGACGCAAACCCGGTTGGGAACCCTCCCTAAACGTCATTTGTAAAAATTACAAGCCTGTCCGCTAGGACAATGCGACCACCGGTCAGCCGGCTCCATCATCACAATGACGACCAATGACCAGCATTTTCCCAACTCAGAGCAAAACTCAATTCACACTTTTCACCTCCTCCCAGTGTAGGACAGTGTAGGGTAAGTTCCCAACTTGGTCCGATTCTACAAACGCAGTGTTGGGAGTGTAGCGCAGTGTAGGGCACCATACCCCTACTCACCTCTATATATACACCCCTATTACATATTTACGTTCCATTTTATATTATTACCTAATTTCTTCCGTGTACCAATAGAGGTCAAATGCCCTACACTGTCCTACACTGGGAACACTTTGGCGTTTGCGCTTAACTCGGTATATGCCCTACACTGCCCTACACCGCCCTAAAACGGTATGTCGCCGGGCGCTGGCTGACCAACCGGACGAAGCGCGATTCCAATATAAAACAGGCCCTCGACCCCTTGCGGACCGAGTCGCCTTGTCGTGACACCCGGCAAAGCACTGGCAAGAGACTTGCCGAAGAACGTCTTCGAGGTGGGGCGACCCGCGCCTTCACGGTCGTTCCACAATTTCCAGCGGTCAAACAACACGTCGGAATGGATCTGAAGTCCGGGTCTGACGTCGCATTCGTCTTTGATAAACGCCTTAATGGGCGCACCCAGTATTTCAATCTCCTCGATCTTGTCGAGCGCATTACGTGGCTGCACGAAACGACCACGGGCACGCAACCGCACGTAACCCTCGATCGCCCAGTTCAAAATCCCCGACAACACTTCCGGCTGCGTCAGCTTCTTCGTCAGTTCCATATCCTCCCTGCCATAAAAACTGACCTGAAAAATTAACCCAAGCAACCTCCCCGCCAGCGCCCCTGACCCTTCCATCAACGCCGGCGCCTCGTTGGTCATAATAATAAACCGCGTCGGCAACGTCCCGTTCCAGTGCTGCTTGTTCTTGCGGTTGACCGACATGGTGTCCTCGCCGGAAATCGACAGCAGACGTTCCACCACCGAGGATTTATTGGTGTGCGCCCCGATGCGGGCATCTGAAATAATCGCCACCGGCTTGGTAAGCAGCGGTTCCAGACCAAACGATTCCGCCAGCGAGTTCATTGTCGGTCCGCCGACCGAGTCCTTACCAAGCAGGGCGGTGATGACACGGGCGAAGGTACCCTTGCCGGATCGCTTCGGTCCCTCGCAGTACAGTATCTTTTGCTGGGAGGTGTCGGGTACCAGCAGATAACCGGTCCACTCCTGCGCCAGCTGAATGGCCTCGGCGTCGCCGAGTACCTCGTCGAGATAGGCCAGCCACTTGTCCGGTGTCGGGGCCTCTTCGTCGTACACCACCTTTGAGGCCGAGACGCAAAAGTAATCCGGTGTTGATTGGTACAGCGTCCTCGTCGGGACGTGCAACAGACCGTTGGCGCACACCAAGAATTCGTTGGCCGGTGGCATGTCCTTTTCCTTTAACCACGTCGGCAGTTCAATAAACGGGTCGACGGCGCAGACCGCCCCCAACGAGGCGACACAGTCGCCAACGTGGCTGCGTTTTGGTCCGAACGGTCGAGCGCCCTTCTTGCCTTTGCGCAGGGCGGTTTCCAGGAACCGCCACAACGATTGCTCCATGGTCTCGTCACCGATGATATTATAATAATTGTCCTTCCATATCCAAAACGTTTCACGGTGACGGTGCAGGATGGGCAACCCGCCCTCGGTGGTGAACCGGGATTTCATAAGCGCCCGGGAGGACGTCATTGGGAATTCTGGGTCGAGTAGAATACCGGGTTTACTGACGCCCAGCCACTTGCACAACCACGCCACCGCCTCGTCGTGCGTGGTCTCGGTCTCGCTGTGTTCCATCACCAGCCCGATTGGCGTGCGACGGCCCTCGCGTTCGTCGCCCATGTCGTGAACACCAAAATCCACAATACCGTCGACGGTGATGGAGATGTCTTCCTCGGTGTCGCGACCCAGTTCCTTTGACGGCACCCGGTAACCGCCCCTTGCGGAAGGCTTCGCCTTGTCGCCAAACAACTCCGGGACCCACGCTTTCAAATCCTGTAACGCCGCTGTATTCAACTTATCAAAGGCATCCTCGACGTGAACGTGTCCGTTGCCTGACCCGTTGGCATGTCCGTTGGCGTGTCCATTGCCGTTACTCAGCACGGCGGCACGGGCCAGTAGCGCGTCTCGTGTCCGTGGGGCGGGGAGGATTTCGTCGGGACAGTTCGGTAACCGATCGCCGGTGATGGTCAGGTAGCGCCCCTCGCCATATATCTCGACCTGCTGACGGTCGTTTTTGACGGCGGACTCCGGCTTGCCGATCCACAACAACCGCAACCCGGTACCGGACGGCGACACCTCTATATAGGTCTCGGCCATGTCGACGATGGCTTGCGCCCAATCAACCAGCACACCGTTGACCGGGTTGCGGACGTGGTCGAGGTCGCCGCCCGCCAGGCGATCGTCGACGGTCAGCACGTAACCGACACCGGCGAGGTTATCCAGCGCCCGCCTGGCCTCGGCCTGTTCGTAAGTGCCCCATGTCGTCGAGTCCGACACCTTGGCGGTCTTGCCGTTGTGGGGATTGATTGGTGGTTTGGTGGGCTTGCCGCCCTTGCTACGTTGCTTGTATTTCCATGCGACCCATTGGGGACGTGACCGCAAATATTCCAATGCTGTCATGGGTTCGCGGCCCGGCCCGTCGCCGGTTCCAGTTTCCAATGTCATAGCGTTTACGCCCTTTGCTTGATTCTTGGTTTGACCTTGTCACCTTTTAGCGGGGCAATGGGCCGACTTAAAATCCATTGATCAATCTCGGACTCGACCCAAAAGATTTCACGTCCGACGACACGCGAGCGGGGGAATTTGCCTTGCTGCATCCAACCCCAGAGGGTTACATAGGCGACCCCGCAGCGGTCCAATACTTCCGGCTTGCAAACTAGTTTCGGTTTCACAGAACAGGACTCCGGTTTTTATAGGGGCACCGAATAGGTCCTGTTACTTTGATAATGTCAAGGGTCAAAATTAGGTCCATACCGCTTTATTGCCCCTTGACCTATGTCAAGGTCCGGGTACCCTGCCGGGAATAATTTTCCCTTTCTTTCAAATCAACGGGCTAAAATATCCCTCTTTTTACTTTCTTTTTCTTTTGTGGAGGTCTATACCAACCAAGTCGGCCGGGACAACCCACGGCCCCCACAAACGGACTGCACCATGTCACGCCTTCGCCAACTGCAAATCGAGTGGAACGCCCTTATCGCTGACGCACAGGCCCGTGGCCTTAACGTCAACCCGGTTCGCTTGTACCCGGAAGGTCTGCACGAACGTATCACGCACCGCCAGTCTCGTTTGAACTGGTTGCGGTCGCAACTCGGCATGACCACGGTACTCACCCAGACGGTCGCAGCCAACGTCGACGGCGTCCTGACCTTTGGTGTCGAGCTGGAATTCATTCACCCGCGTCAGTTTCGTTCGGCTGTCGTCACAGCCTTGCAAGCCGCTGGTATCAACATTCTGGAGGAGGGTTACAACCACCGCTTGGCCAACCATTGGAAAGTCACCACGGACGGTTCGTTGATGAACCGCACGTACGGTTCGGAAATCGTTTCCCCGGTCCTGTCGGGCGACGAAGGCTTCAGCCAACTGACCAAGGTCTGTGAAGTACTGACCGCCCTCGGTTGCAAAATCAACAAGAAATGCGGCATGCACGTCCACGTTGGCGCTCGCAACGAAAACGTCGACTTCTTCAAGTCGCTGGTTCGTCTGTACAGCAAGGCCGAGCCCGTCGTCGAGTCGTTCCTGGCGCCGTCGCGTCGTGGTCACGCCAACCCGTTCTGCGGTCCGGTCCGCATCAACCAAGCCAAGTTGGATGCGGCGACCACGGTCGAACAGGTTGCCGAGGCGACGTCGCAGAATCACAGTCCCAACCCGCGGGACAGCATTTTGCGGTCCGCCAACCGCTACCGCAAGTTGAACCTGCAATCGTTCTGGCAGCACGGCACTGTTGAGTTCCGTCAGCACCACGGTACGATTGAGGCGACCAAGGTCTGTAACTGGGTCCGGTTCTGCCTGCGCATGGTCCTTGCCGCTCGCAAGGGCGTGGTCCTGACCGACGTTACGCTGGAATCACTGTTGTCGGTAGTGGAGGCCACCGAGTCCGAAAAGACATACTTTAACGGACGCAAGACGTTCTTCGACCGTGCGGCTAACCGCCGCCTCACCGCTAACGCAAGGTTGTAATAAAATGAAAACCTACAATATAAACGGACTGCACGGTTCGGCGGCACAAGTCGTCGCCGAACTTCACAAGACCTCGCGCGCACCGGCACCCGATGACAGGACATGGATGCAGCAGACCGCCGACCGGGCGCACCTGATGAACGGGTCAATCATCCGGGCCGACACCGCCGAGCATTTCCTGGATGATTTGGTCGAGGCCAATCTGCTGAACACCGTAATGGAGAAATGAAGTGACTCACTGGCGAAAACCCCGCGTCAATCATTGGGTTGGTATTTCAATTTTTGGCTGGCATATCTTTTGGCGTGCTGGTAAGTTGAATATCACTCGTAACTACCCGCACACGGAATACTGATATGCCCCTCGTCTTTGCTTTTGGTTCAAACCTGAACCGCCAACAAATGAAGCGACGTTGCCCGACTGCCGTCAAGGTTGGTCCGTTGTACTTGCCGAACGGTCGACTGACCTTTCGCAGCGTGGCCGACGTCACCGTTGACCCGGACGGGAAAATTCCTGGCGGTGTCTGGCGCATCTCCAGCGCCGACGAGGTCGCACTTGACAACTTCGAGGGCGTCGGTCGTGCCTACCGAAAAAAGAATATCAAATTGTCAATCAAAGGTGGTGCGTCGGAACGTTGTGTGGTTTACCAAATGCTGCACCGTGACGGGGTCGCCCCGCCATCGCAGGAGTACTTCGACCTTATCCTGGAGGGTTACAAGTTTTTCGGACTCGACACTGCACCGCTTTACGAGGCGCTGTCGGATTCGTGGGCTAACAAAAACATGACCCGCGACATCCGGCGACGTCGTCACAACAAGAATCATCCGCCATTGGCCTCTCGTGTTGCCGCCGGTCGCTCGAGACCCGCCATCAAATCACAAACCGGCTAGGAGACTACAATGCTTGTTCAACTCACAATGGTCGTTCGCGCCCGCTTCGAGGAAGTCGAAAATGACGGGGAGGACGATGGTATCACCGTCACCCAGCCGGTGGAGAGGACGACCCCGGTGATGGTCGAGACCGCCCATGTGCGGTCATTCTACCCGCGCCACAAGCGCCCCGATGGCACCCAGCCGGTTGGCACCCGTCTCACCTTCAGCAACTCGGCCGGCATGCCGGTGACCGAGACGTTCGAAGAGGTCGCAGCCAAGTTCGGTCGCGCCAACTAATCACACCAAACCCGGGAGGGGTCACGGCCCCTCCCACCACTTTGGAGGACGACATGGATTTTACCAGAGACGAACTTTTGGTTATTGCGGCTGCACTCACTGTAGTAACATCGGCGGACGTTGACTACACCGACATCCTTAGACAGAGAATTTTTAGTGCCCTCGGCATTGACAGTGACGACGAGAATCATACTAGAATTTTTAGCCGCTTCGCCGACAACGTTAAAAAGACATTGATCTTTTATGGGGAGGTCAAGGAGGTCGCTTGACTTTCTTTTACTACTGCACTAACCACGACCGGCGTCCGGCATGGACGCTTTCAACGCGGGCATGGCGTCCTGCAAGAAAGGTTATCTAATGGCTAACAACAAAGTCA